CGGTTATTTTAAAACAAGAAGCTCCGCTCAAAATCGGCGTCATATATAAACAATCAAAACCAACTAAAAAAGAAACGAGTAAATAATGCCGTTCAAATCTCAGGCCCAGAGGGCCAAGTTCGCAGCACTTGTAGCCGAGGGTAAAATGTCTCAAGCCACATTTGATAAATGGCAATCTGAAACTCCGAAAGATATTCCCGAGCGTTCCAGCAATAAGCCAATTAAAATAAAAAAGATGAAAGTGATAAAGTAACAACTAACAAACCAAGGGGTAGAAGAAATGAAAGCATGGACAAATAGCGATGTAACCACGTTACATCAAATGAAAGATGCTGGCTCAACCAATCTCGATATTGCGAATAGATTAAAGCGCACAGAGGTCAGTGTTGGCGCAAAGTATAACAAGCTAAACCGCGATGCCAGAAAAAAACCAAAGACTTACCGTATTCCAAAAACAGTAGTGACGCCCCAATCTTATCGTCCAATGATGGCGCTTGTCGGTAGTCCGAGCGAAGTCACTCAAACTATTCGGGAGTTATTTTCATGACTAAAAACGAAGCTTATTTGGGAGATGGAGTTTACGCTGATTTTGATGGCTACCATATTGTGCTTAGGTGCGACTGTATGTCAGAGCCAAATAAAATGTTTTTAGACCCATCGTCTATGGAAATGTTAAATGTTTTTTATGCAAGAATGCACTCCAAGCAAAATTCTAAACCAAGTAAACAGGAGACAATAGATGAATCATCTTGTTAGATATGTCGCAGATGCCGACTTGAGATTGGGATATACTGGTCTCAGCAAATTGGTGTCGCTTAAAAATCTTGGTCCTGGGGATTTCGTAGCTTTTGTAAATGCCAGGCAAGACAAAATAAAGCTCTGTGCGAAAAATGACACTTTGGCGTATTTGAGATTACCGCCTGGTAAAAAGATTGACCCAAGGGTTATTAAATTTTTGCCAGGGACATTTAATGGAACTGAGATTAATTACGATGCGGCGATGGAAAAAGTATTACGCTCCAAATTTCCGAAATGGTTTGAAAAGCAATGATCGCGGCATTTGAAAATCGCAAGTGCAAGCCGACTCACTCAAAAAGGGATGCGGCTCTACATGAAATAAACCGTATTAGAAAAAAAGCAGGGCTCAAGAAAATAGTTTATAAGGATATTCCTTGTATGACCTGTAAAAAATCTTTTACTAGCGAGGGGCCTTGGAACAGAATGTGCTGGTTTTGTAGTGATAAAGCTGAGGGTGCTGATATATGACTCTCGTCGGCGTTTTCTTAGTAGTATGTTTTTTTATAGCTATGTGTCTTACTTCTGACGATGTTCCGTCTGATATTCAGGCGATATGTTTATTTGTATTTTTTTATTTTATTTTCCAATTTTGCTCAGGATGTTCTGGCCCTGAGCTTGATCTACAGGATAAGTGCGACTATGACCGAATCGAGCAAGAGCTTATCTGTTGGCCACGGACTCTCGACCATGATTTAGATAATACTTTAAGTGACGATGACCGCGAACAATTAAATGGTAAAAGGATAAAAAAGAAATGATTGAGTTTCACAATAAAGGTTGTCCAAATCCGCAGTTTGAATACGCTGGCTTGATAGACAATAAGCCATCGAACAAGTGCAAAACCTGCGGTTTTATTGTTCCATTAGATAAGATGAAAAACCATGTTGAGAGCCCCGCTCTCTGTGTTGACCCAACTTGTCCAATGTGTCGTCCACAAGCAGATAAAATAAACCCATTACATTATAAGTCTCATCCATCAGGAGTCGAGTGTATTCAAATTACAGAGCATCAAAATTTCTGCATTGGTAACGCTATTAAATATCTGTGGCGCTCAGATTTAAAAAACGGCTTAGAGGACCTCAAAAAAGCAGCGTGGTATATTGATAGAGAAATAAAGAAGCGAGAAAAGGAAATTAAGAAATGACAGTTTCAGAATTATTTAATGCCGAGAAAATAGAGCGAAAGTTCATAGGAGATAATTTTGACAGTTCTTATTGGGACTCTTGCGACAAGTTTGTTGGAGATAATTGGAGTAGAGATATTGAATCAATGTCTCTCAAGCAGGGCGCATGGTTAACAAAAATATTAGATGATTGTGTCGAAAAAAGAATTGAGGGAAAATTATATGAGTGATGAAACCACTATAGCAGAGGACCAACAGGCGACCAGACTTGATTACGCTAATGTCAGGATTGCCGAGCTTCAAATGAGGCTTGAGGAGTTTATGAAAGAAAAAGAGCAGATGGAGTTTAATTATAAGATACTTCACAAGCAATATGACTTTATCGCTTTAATGTATGAAAGAGTCATTGCTGGTATTTTAAATGGACTTCGTTAATATTAAAACGGAAGTTGGTATATTAATAAGGACTAAGCGAAAAGAGCTTAATCTGCGACAAAAAACTGTGGCTGACCAGCTTGGTTTCACCAATGCTTTTTTAGCCAAAATAGAAAATGGCTCTAGCAAGCTTCCGGTAAAATATATAGATCAGATTTCTACACTCTTAAAGATAGAGCGGCCTATAATCTATGAGGCATTAGAAAAAGATTTCGCCTCTCAATTAAAAAGGAAAATGTTATGAGCATACAGCTTGCCGCTTGGATTTTAATAATAATAATGATCTTAATTTCTGCGACTGCGAATTGCAAATGAAAGATATTTTTAAGCCAGAGGATTTCTCAGGCATAGAGTTCAGCAAAGAAGCCATGTGCGCCAAAGTAAACCGCATCCTCAAAGAGCGCCTTCTTGATAAGGCTGTGAGGGTAACGGGCGTCTATGAAAACAATAAAGTCATGGTGCCTTTTGGTCAAGTTAACGGAAGTGATGACACTCACACCGCGCTCCTCATCGACATTCAAAAATTAGCGACAAAGGTTTGTGATAAGCATGAGCCTGTTTTAGCAGATTGGTCAGTTACACATAGCGGTAGTTGGAATGGCGACTGTCGTTACTGCGGAGTCAAAATCAAAGCAGCATGGACAGAAATCCCATGAGCGCGTGGAATAGGTGGTAGAGTGAGACACACATTTAATTTTCTAGCCAGCCATTTCAGAGAGGACCAAAAAATGAAAGAATCAAAGCGTATTTCAGTAGCGGAGGATAATAAAATATTATCTAAAAAGAATCTCGATCTCCAAACCCGCTACAATTCTTTGATGAAAGAGGCGATGGGGATGAGGGAGGCTTTGGATAAACTTGCAAAACGTCACGCATGGACTCCTGGCATGGGAGATTGTATTTGTCAGCCTCACCTAGATACGCATGAAGCCATCGCATCGTTTGATAAATTCTTGAAAGAGGGGATATGATAACAGAAGAAACTCTTTTAACTTTTATTAATACTGTCCACGCGGAGACAGGTGCTCCAGATAATATTCTCGAAATAAAATTTAGTAGGGAGACTTACTTTTCTATTTTTCATCAAATAATGGGCAAGAATAGATATTTAAGTGATTTACCTCCACAAAAATATAATGAATTTAATTATGATGGAGTAAAGATTGTAGGGGAGTCCTTACTCCCAAACCCCAACAAGAATGAGGCGAGATGAGTGAGATTAAATGTTTCTTTGGATTTCATAGCTGGGCAGAAATTAATTTTCATCATTGTGACGATCAGGCTCAACATAATTTAATTTGCTGCATGGAGTGTGGGGCTGTCTTTGTTACGGACAAGCTACTCGAGGAGTTTATGCGTGACTAACAAACCGTCGGCGCCTCGGGAATTTCAATGCCAGTATGATCCCGATACAAATGAATTAAAATATGCTCATAACCATGGATGTAGTGATGGATGGGAGGACGTTCATCTTGTTGAGCATTCAGCCTACCTTGCGGCGCTAGAAAAGTGTAAGGAGTTGGAGGGGGAGTTAGAAATAATTAGGAATTACGAGTCGTCAACACTTGGAAGGGCTAACGCTGAAATAAAAACCCTGCGCAATCAGGTGAGCGTGGCTAACTTAAGTTTTGAAGGAATAAAAAACATAGCAAATAAATTACAATGCTTGTGCCAGCCAGTTAATAGAATTTGTATTAAGCATTTAATCTATAACGAATTACAAAAAACCCTCGAAGCGAAAGGACCGTTGTGACTTATGGTAATTAATTATAATTACTTACTGGTATTTGCGCTAAATAACTTAATTAATTACGAGGCCCCAAAATGAACCCCAACAAGAATGAGGCGAGATGAGTGATCATAATTGTATACCTGAAAAAGAAGATTACAAAGATTGTGGACCCATGGCTAATTACTCTGACCCAAGAAAACCATTCTGTGTTAAATGCGAACGAGCTACTTTTATATCAGCCACAGGTCGAGACGGTAAATGGCAATGGTCATGTTCTAATTGTCAAACTCAATGGACTTCGGACGGTATGAAACTATGACCAACAAACCATCGGCGCCTCGGGAATTGTACGCAACTTACTATAAGAGCAGGCTTGGCGAATCTCTGGTTAGAACCAATACTGAGCCCACACTAATTAAGATGAACCCTGATACTGATTTTGAGATTAAATTTGTCGAGGCTTCGGCCTACCTTGCGGCGCTAGAAAAGTGTAAGGCGCTGGAGGGGGAGAATAAAATGATCTTTGCTCGCATGGAGTGGACAGTTCAAGATCACTCTAAGCAAAGCGTTGAATTAGCTGACCTAAAAGCTGAGGTTGAGATGCTGCGAGGATATGTGACAGAACAATCCGCCAGAATTGATTGGATGTCAAAAACTACCGTTGGTGAAGAGATTGCAAAAAACCAAACCCTGCGCGATCAGGGTGCGGTTTGGTCAAACAGGTGTTTGAAGTTGTTGGAGGCGCTGGAGTATGTAAAATCGCACCAGTCACTTTTAGATCAGAATGACTTTGATATTAATAACTATGCCGATAAAGCAATCACCGAGTTCAAAAAAGACATAGGGGTTAAGGAATAATGGAATGTGACTGTTCTTGGTATTGTGATGGGAGTTGTTTATGAGTTTTGCAAATAACGAAAGTCTTGATGCTCAAAGGCAAATGATTGATGATTTTATTGCCGCCGCCAAAGAGTATGAAGCGAAAACTAAAATATTAATTGATGCTCTAAATTTTTACGCCAAAGAATTAGATGGCTACGAGGCCAGAGAGGCGCTAAGAAAATTTAATGATGAAGGGTGAGCCCCACATTATGACGTTATGAGTGCCTATCACGTTGGAGCGCAAAGGCCATCGTAATGCAGGGCTCGATATATTAAAGTGGAGGACCGTAACTGGGTCACTCATCGTCAAAAAGCTTTTTATCCTTGAGGCTAGTTTTTTCTGACACAATGGGAAGCGCTGAAATTAGATAAGCTTTAGCCCCGTCTTTACTAGAATTTTTAATATCAAGCCATCGAGTATAAATAACTTCTAAATGCTTCGCTGAATCAACCACACAAGCAAAGCAGTTGGCATTTATTTTATCTACTATGAACTCGCGCTGTCTAAAATTCTCTGGCCTATTAAAAGATGATAGCTTGCCAGGAGCCTTAAATTCTACCGCTACCGCGACACCGTGGTCATCGCTGCCAAGACAGTCACAGGTTCCGGCCTTCATGCCTGATTGAACCCAGGCATTAGCCGAAGCATTCCAGACAGCTTTTGCCTCAAAAATACTTACAGACCAGCCCCACGACCGCATTAACACTAAGCATTCTGTTTCGACATCTTTTTCTGGGTGTTTGTTCCGAGCCCGAGATTTCTTGGGGGCGCGTTCTTTGGCTATTTTGTCAGAATAACCCTTCATTGCTGCCATTATTTGTTCTTTTCTAGGGTTTTTTGACATTGCTTTATTTATTGTACCCAGCTATTTTCTAGTCTCGCAAGCGTAAAAGTAGGGGGTAGAAGTGTTAAAAATCGTTGATGCCAGTGACCTATCATTCAGATCGAGCGCAGAAATAGGGGCCTTCAAAGGTCCTGTAAAAAACTTGAGCAATAATGATTATCATGCTCTTAAAAAATACTGGTCCTCTACTGATTTAAAGTTTATGGCAAGTTCTAGTCCTGCACATTTTAAAGAGCAATATTTCTCGAAAATACCAAAGATCAAAAAAACAACTGATGCCATGCTGCTTGGCTCGCTTGTTCACACTATGCTGCTGACTCCAGGTGATTTTGGAAAAGAGTTTTTTATTATTCCTAATCTTAATCTTAGAACCAATGAGGGTAAGGCTACAAAAGAAAAATTATTAACAGAAAATCCCAATAAGCTGCCGATTACTGATGAGCTTTTAATCCAAGCCAACAGCATGAGAAGTGCGGCAAAAGCAAATCCAAAAATCATGGAGCTTTTAGAAAAGGGATTGCCAGAGGTAGCTTTTTTTTGGACGTGTCCATTCTCAGGTCTTAACTTTAAAGCAAAGCTCGATCAGTCATCAGTCGCTAATAATTATTTTTGTGAATTAAAAACCACAAGTGATGCCAGTCCAAATTATTTTTCCAAACACGTTTTCGATATGAACTATGATTTGTCTCTCGTGCATTACCGCGAAGGATTAAAGCAATGTATGGGTATTGATGCTCCAGCATATTTTATTGTTATCGAGCAGGACGAGCCACACGTTACCCAAGTCTATAAAGTCGGCGATGGCTACTGGGCCACGGGACATGATAAATGGTTAAGCTCTGTCACAAAATTAGAACAGGGAATAAAAAAAGAAATCTGGCCTGGCTATTTCCCAGAGACTAACGATATTCCAGAATTGAACCCGCCAGCATGGGCAATGAATAAATTAATGAAAGAGGAGTTACATGGAGTTTAAAGACGCAAAACATTCCGATATTAGAATTAAGATGGCTCTCGCCGGAAAATCAGGCGCAGGGAAAACTCTTGGGGCGCTCCTTATTGCAAAGGGTCTTGTCTCTGATTTTTCAACCGTAGGAATCATGCAGACCGAGAGCGGTAGGGCTCAGTGTTATCTATCTAAAATGGGGGCATTTAAAGTATTGGAGATGCCGCCGCCGTTTAGCCCTAGTAAATTTATCGAGGGAATAGAAGTCGCAGAAAAATTAGGGCTCAAGTGTCTTATCATAGATAGCATTAGTGATGAGTGGACCGGAACTGGCGGGGCGCTCGATATTCATTCTAATGTTACCGAGACTGTGAAAAACAGCTATACTGCATGGAAAAAAGTTACCCCTCAACATGATGCGGTTTTCAATAAAATCTTACAAAGTCCAATGCACATTATTTGCACGGTAAAAAAGAAAGTTGATTATATTTTAGAAACTGTTAATGGTAAGCAGGTTCCGAAAAAAGTTGGCGTTAAAGATATTCAGCGTGATGATACCGAATATAAATGGATGCTTCAACTTGACCTTGACCAAGAGGGAAATCTCGCAAAGGCATCAAAAGACAATACGTCTTTATTCCAAGGCAAGGAGCCATTTAAAATTAGTGAACAAACAGGCGCCTCAATAAGAAACTGGTGCCTACAAACAAAGGGAGAAGAAAATGTCAGGTCTTAATAAGGTCATGCTAATCGGACGATTAGGTAAGGACCCCGAAGTAAAAAACATTAAAGGTTTAGATATTTGCAATTTCAGTCTTGCAACATCTAAGTCGTGGAATAACGAAGCTGGCGAAAAGCAAGAGGACACCCAATGGCATCAAGTGGTAGCCTTTAAGAAGCTCGCCGAAATTTGCGGCAAGTACCTAAAAAAAGGTAAGCAGGTTTATATTGAGGGTGAAATTAAAAATAGCTCTTGGGAGGATAACGGGGTTAAGAAATATAAAACTGAAATTATCGCTCAATCCGCTCAATTTTTAGGTGACAAAGATAATTCTGATGCAGGACAATCGACAGATGAAAAAGAGTCAAAAGTTAACAACGAAGAAATTCCTTTCTAGGGAGATAAAAATGATTACATTAACATGGGGTAATATTAGAGATAGAGAATTTTTAAACGCGCTCGGCAAGCTTTATGCAAATCCAATGGATTTTGATATGAGTTTAAGTTTTGCGCTTATGGGAAAAGAAATAAAATCCCAAGAGAAGTTGTGTAACGAAACTCATGAATCTCTTTTAAAGAAATATGGAACTCCTGACAAGACTAGGCCAGGGACATATAATTTAACAGAGGCGACAAGAGATGAGTACGCTTCTGAAATGATAAAGCTTGACGCTCATATTTTTGAGATAGCGAAAATCAAAAGATTTGATGCAAAGGCATTGTCAACGGTAATGAAGTTTTCTCCGCAAGATTTGATGTTGTTGGAGCCGCTTATGATTCCATACAAACATACAGATGATTTGCCGAAACTTGTTCCAAAGGGCTCGCCAGTTACAGAGATACAAGAAGCCCCCGCGAGCCATTAAAAATATGGGGGGCTTAATAGCCCTCCATTTCCTTTTTCTTTGCTACCTTTTTAAGTCCATCAATAGAAGTAATTTTTGTAAGCTCTTGCGTGGCCTTAGCTTTTTTCTCTAAATAAGGCTTTAGGGCTTCCATCATTTTAGCGTCTTGCTTTATCATTTCTGCTTTAAGTAAGGTATCGCAAGCATTTTCAAGCTCGTATTTATCATAGCCTTTTTTCTCGCCATGGCTCATGCCATGTTCCATTTCATTTTCCATGTCCACTTGGTTTCTCCTTGTTCATTTTAGTCCAGGGGCTAAAGCCGCCCTCTTTTTTCTTCTTTTTCTTTTTTGGAATATACTCGTTTAACATATTATCAAAATCACTTTTAGTGCCTGTCGGCGCTGGCATTTCATCCATTATTTACTCCCCATGTTAAACCAAGGCGACGCAAGTCCTGCGCCAATATTTTGCGAGCTAGGCGTAACTTTATTTATTCCTTTACCTACTGTGCTGATGGCTTTTCCGCCGTAAAATCCAAGCGGAGCCCCATATTTTCTGGCGGTTGTAACACCGATAGCTGTTGCCGCTCCTGCCGCCGCAGCTTTTAATGGGTCGTGAGACCTGCTATATTCTAATCCGGCAGCGGTAAGTCCCGCACCTCCGCTAACAACGCCATGGCCCATAAGCACCTTGGCCATTTCTCGTCCCTGGCCTTGAGTCGAAATTTTATTAACAGTTGATGCGACAGAAAATCTCTCGTTTAAATCTTTTAATTCTTTTAATTTATTTCCGCCCAAAGTTTTGTCTAAGGCGTCTATAGTATTTTTTGTTTTATCGACAACCATATTTCGGGCCTTAATATATGCCCTTTGAACCGCATCGCGCTCTTTAGAAACCTGGCCCCAATTAATATTTTCATCAAGCCCTTGCCTGAATTGGTGAAGGTCAACAATGTTGGCATTATCACCCATATCCCTAAGTGGTGCCACGGCGTCATCAATGGTTTTATTTACAAGATTTCTGTCAGGATGATTTTTTGATGCTGCTTTGACTGTTGATACAATTTCATCAGCAAGACTATTGCCGTTAATTTTATCTAGTGTTTTAAACCCGCCAGTTGTTTTGTCATAATGTAACGGTATTTCATTAGATGTTTTTACTTTTTCATGAACTGCCTTAGCGGCGGCCTGAGCATCCTCATAAAGTTTTCCAATCTTAGGCCCATCGTCCTCAATGATTTTTGCAGTTTTTTCTGCAACAGTTTCTATGCTATTGCCAGGCTTCATCAGCCCTTCCTTAGACATAAAGCCTTCAATTTTTGGCAGTTCTCCTTTTAATAAAATCTTTTTTATCTGGCCAGCATTAGCGCCAATTTGTTTTATGATTGCAGTTTTAGATAATTTCTCACCCATTTTTGTGAGCCCCGTTCCGATGCCTCCGACCAAAGCTTCTCCGCCAGCGCCAAGTGCTCCGCCAATAACAGCATTGTGAAGTCTTGCTTTTAATTCATCGTAGGAGTCACCCTCTGATTCAGGATTTATTGCGGCGCCGTAAAGAGCGCCGCCAGTCATTGCTTTTCCAAGCTTATATTTTAAACTCTGCTTTGCTAATTCTGGGGCAATGGTTTCAGCGGATTGCGCGGCCTTTTGAGCTTGCGCGGCCTCTTGAGCTACCTTTTGAGCTACAGCTAAATCTCCTCCGATAACCTCGGCGCCACTTGCTCCGCCCTTAACAATTTGTTGCAAGGCTCCAGCGCCCTCACTTGCTACAGGCGCCTCACCTACCACTCTTGAAACAATATTTTTATTAAATGGTATTTTAATTGTTTGGCCAGCAGATAATAAGTCTGGAGCTATTTCAGTTCCAGCCTCTAAAGCTAATGGAGCGACTTCTCTTGTAGCGACTCCGGTATGTCCAGCTAATTGTAACGCTGGCTCAGTTCCTTGTATTGCTTTTTCTGCTCCTAAAAATTTACCTAAAAATGGTATTGATTTAGCGGCGCCATAAGCAGTTTCAGCGCCTTTAGCAACAGCTGGTATTGTTCCGGCGCCGCGAACTAACATCCCGCCTAATGGCATAGTCCCAACGGCTCCAGCGATATTTCCAACAATAGATGCTATGGGATGCTCAGTTTTTTTAAGTTCATTTTGTTTTTTAAAATAAGCTTTTAAATCCTCATAATCTGTAGCTGGGGGGCCTCCAAAATATTCAGCAGTTGATTCTGCGGCATGGCCAACGCCCGCTTGAATTTCTGGTAAATAACCAAAGGTTCCGCCTTGTCCAAAAGCTTGAAGTGCTGCCTCTGCGGCGCTTGTCTGAGGCTCTTGACTTCCAACTGGGGCAACATCAGTTGGTTGTTGATATTTAGTCCATGGACCAACACCTGCTGGGGCTACCACTGTGTCTGGAACTGTTTTTTGATATTTCTCCCAAGGCTTACCTGCCATTATTTTGACCTCCAAGAATTTTCATTACTTGGGTCTCCTCCTAAGAATTCATGACCCTCGACAATATCACCTACTTTGGGAGCTACAGATTCTCCGCTCCAATGGCCGAACCGTGGGGCATAAGTTGATTTAAGGCTATCATGTTTGGCATCAACAATTACTTGCTGCTCTGGAGTCATGCCGCTTTTTAATAAGTTCATTCGAGAATCAATACCTCTCATGTAAGATAATGTAAGTTCATCAACTAACATTCCGGCGGCATTTAAAACTTCTGGCCTTACTGCATCAGATGGATTTCCGGTAACTCTATCTCTGATCGAGCCCAGTTGTGCGGCGGCATCCATTAATTCTGTTTTCTCAGAAGCATGAAGTCCTGGGGCTTGAGAGCCTGTTTCAAGTCTCGCAATCTCAGAATTTAGCTGACCCAAGAGAGCTTGGTTTTTTATGACTTTTCCCTCTCTGGCAGCTTGAATTAATTCTCCAACTTTTGCCGCGCCCTCAAGGCGAGGCATAAATTGTTTTAAGCTCGGGTCATTGTTGACGCTTGCTCTAGCTTCTTTTTCAATAGAAGTATCAAGACGCTTTTCTTGAATACCAAGACGCTTTTGTTGATACCCAGCGGTCTGTCCAGCAGTCGCCATTTTCGCGGCAGCATTTAGTTTTGCGACCTCTGATTTGAGTGCTCTCTCGTCCATATACCCCATTTGAGATAATTTAATTTTTAATGCGTCAAGCTCCTCTTTTGGCATTTCTCCTTGAAGTGCCGAAATATTTTTCTGCATATCAAACATTTTCTGAGATTTTTGAGCTTCTGTTTCTGGCGCCATTTTTGCCGCCGCCGCAGAAAGATTACCGCCAAACCAAGCGTCAGAAAGTGCCGCGAGCGGAGTAAAATCTGTACCGCGATCTTGTTTAGTGTAATTAGCTAAACCCTCTTTTAACTTATCAATTTCAGATTGTCTTGCCATTTGACTTTCAGCATAACTTTTTTCGCCTAAAGATAGTTCTTTTAACATTCGAGAATTATCTGGAAGTTTAAAATTCTCATAAGCCTGTTGGTACAGCCTCATGTTGGCGGCGTTATCCATTAGTCCTGGCTGTGATGGCGTCATTTCTTGAGGCATCACGCCAATGGGCTCAGTCGTCGGTTGAACAGTATAAGGCGAAGCTTTTGGTTGAGGCGCTTGAACTACCGCAGGATTATCTGGAGTGGGGCGCGTGGGCGCAGCGGGGGTTTCATAAAATGGTTTAGGCATCATATTATTTTCGCCGCCGCCCATTTGAAGCCACGGAGATAATTGTTCCATCGGATTATAGAAAGGACTTAAACCTGCCATTGAATACCTCGTTAATTAAGCCATACCCATTAGTTTCATTTTTTCTTCATCCCAAGGAGTAAGTGGGGCCTTACCCATTTGTCCGGCTAACTGTTGAGCATTGCCCTGCATCCCAGCCATTTTTGTCTGAGCGTTTAGAGCCTCGATTTCAGCAGCATTTTTTTTCTGACCTTGAGCGAACATCGCGCCGCCGAGACCGCCTTGAACCGCGCCGCCAAGAGCATTTGCAGTAACCGCTTGCGGAGCAAATGCTTGCGGCTTAATTCCTGTCCAGGGAGAAAATTGTGTTTGAGCCGCATTCACATCAGAGGATTGTTGATTTGCTTGTTGTTGTGCTTTTCTTTGTTGAGCAGCGGTAACTGCCCCGATTGCTGCCGCGCCTACTGCTACCCATGACATACTAACTCCCTTGTGTTTATATGGTTTAAATAATAATCAGTTAAAATTTCTTCACCAACTTCAATATCTCTCTCTGAAATTAAAAAAATATTTCCATCATTGATAACCATTTTAGCATTTGGTTTCCCGTGATTAGTATACCTGCCAGCAGGGGTTCGCTTCCCGCCTAGAACTGCGGGGGCTATCAAACAATCTTTTTTAATGACATCTACTGCGAATAATCCTTTACCGTGAATAGGAGAATCTGCAATCACGATAGAATCTATTTTTTTTGGAAATGGTATTTGATCTAATTCATTTTCAGAAATAGCGGTTAAATCACTCGCAGTAAATCCAAGTATTTCTAAAACATCGTCTAAAGACCTACTGGTTGATAAATAAAATTCTGAATAATCTTTCGCAATAAATTCGTCCTCAAGTTTATCTAAATCAGTTTCGCTTGTTCCATGAATCGTAGTCCAAACAGTTTCTTCATGAGCTACGATAACACGTTTCACGCCAGGGCTTGCCACAAAAGTATATGGAGCTTTTACTCTTACTGCCCCGTCTATTGAGAAAAAAGAGACCTCGCCTTTTGATATAATATTCATGTTTTGGTATTTATGAATTTTACCAATTATGATGGAGCCCTTTGGTATCGTAATTTCTCTCGCATAAACATTTTTTGAAAAAGTATGTTTCAAAGGTATATCTATTTGAGGCCCTTGCTTCATGGCCCGCTCCAGCATAGAAATTTTATCTCGAAGCAATACTTTACTCGCAGAACTTTCGAGCGGGTTAATTGATGTTATGTCCTCTACGAGAGAATTTTCCATTAGCATTTTTTCCAATTAAAGTTCAAATAAATATCCCCGTCACTAGCATCTAATCCATTTATCAAAAAATTACCAGCCAAGTGTAGTTTTATCATCGGTATGTTGCCATTAAAAACTCTGGTAGAAATTGATTTATAGTGCTCCTTAAGCCAGTTAATACACATAAAATATCCCTTAGATGTATAAATGCTTTTTTCAACACTTGGAAAAGCCCCGCCATGCTGCATATACGCAGCATCTTTATCAAGCTCGATGACAGTGGCATAACAACAGGGGGCATTATCGTTTGTGACAAGTAGAGCATAGCTTATTTTATTCATGGCATTTTCTCTTTCAATATTAAATGAAATCTTATGCGCGTCAGGCGACATAAGGTTCCAAGTTTCGGGAGAAAGTTTTTCCAAAAATAAATTCATTTATTTTTTACCACTCTTTTGACCGCCAGCCGCTCTTTGCGCATTGGCGGCAGCATTGGCGCCCCATGCGCCCATGATTGTTTTGTATCTATCTTGATCGGCAGCAAGTTTACCGCTAATATCCCCAGTCAATGTTCCAAGGTTTTGAAGTTGAGCTTGTCTTTCAACGTCAGCAGTAGTTCCGAGTAGGCTTTGTTTTCTTGAAACATCAGCCTGGTTAATTCCAAAGCGCGATTGAACTCCCTGCGCTCCAACATTTTGCGCTGCCATCATTGCATCTCTGGCCCCGCTTCTCGCTAGACTTGTGCGAGCACCGCCGCCGAGACCGCCCTGTCTCATTAGTTGAGCTTGCGCCTGACTTTGAGCTTGTTGATTTTGCAATCCTGCCGCTCCCATTTGTTGAGCTTGTTCAAACGCCTGATTACCTAATGCAGTTTTTGTCCACGCGCTAGGTTCTTGTGAAAGAGCTTCGGACCTTAGTGCTGCCGATGCCGCGCCGGAAAATGGGTCAATGGCATACTGAGATTTTAATTTACCAGTCTCATCTCTGAGAGATTCATATTGTGCGGGCGTTGCGCCAGCCTGTCTTTCAATATCAGACATTCCAAGCCATGCGCTATCGCCAGCGCCCTTTGGCGCCGGACCCATACCTAATAATTGCTTCCCGACATCATAGCCTTTACCGACAAGTGGACCAGTAAGATTTTTTGCATAATTCTCAACTTGCTTTAACGGCTGAGTAGTAATTTGTTTTACTGTAGGAAGTCTTATCGCTCGCTTTAAATTAAAACCCATTATGAACTCTCCTGGTAAGCTGATAAATCCTGCTCTATCAGAGACATTTGGCTATCGGTAATTTGTCCGGCGAGAACAGATTGCATAAGTTGTTCTTTTTCCATTCTATCAGCGCGGGCTCCTTCAAAATTTATGTGAGATTCTTTTTCATAAACTTTTTCTTTTACGAAGGCTGATAAGAATTCATACACTATTGCTGGAAAGTCGCAGACATCGGCATCAACTGCATATCGGTTAGCACTTCTTGAAAACCAAATAGTAATTGGATTTGTTAAAGTTTCCCTAGCCTTTGGAACTAAAAGTAATTTCTGAGAGCCAGGAGTTGTATGAGTTATCATGTATCTGTAAAAATCAGTTGATGAGTATGAATTCAGAAAAGCATAATTCTCAAACATATCTTTAGAATCAAGGGGCAGTAGAGTATAAAGTGTGGCGCCGACTTGATAAATAATTTTAATTATTTTATTTCCATACATGGAATCTGGTATGGCGTATTCTTCTTGACCTAGTACGGTTGAAATACTTGCTCGACCGAGAAAATATTTATCTTTAAGGCCAAGTGTTATCAAGTGACTTTCGGCAACACTAACCGCCCTATTCCAAAGGCCAATCATTTCTGAGGGAGCTACGAACTCCTCGCCTTCGAGATCAAGCTCTTTTTCAAGCTGCGTTCTTAGGTCGCCAAAAGTTTTATAGGCCATTTATCCTCCAACTAGATAGTATCATATTCACGCATTTTCTCCAGTCGCCGCCGCTGACGAGTCGTAGGTTTCTTGTGTTTGGCTGACATTGGTCCAGTGAACATTAAAGCCCAATAAGTGCAAAGTTTCATCTTTTTTATACCCTCGCACAACCCATTTTTTTGAACCAGTTGGGAAGGTGTTAAGCGGGTCAAGCACAGTTATGACGGTATCTGAGTTTCTCAGAGATATTAAATACTCCTTAACATAACCGTCAATATCGCTTGCTATGAAATAATCCTCGCACTCAAGGGGCCATTTCTGAGTCACGGTATCAAGTGTTACAGTATTTGAGGCGCCCGAAAATGTCGCAGTTCCAAGTGTATCTGAATTTGTAATATCTGAATAACCGTTAGTTATCAGTAATTGAAGGGTAGACAAGCGTAGGGATTTAGCCGGAAAACGCCGCCATTGCTCTATTAGGCCCGCGCCCCTCCAGATAAAATCTGTAACTCGCCAAATAAAGTCGTCATCTCGCCAAATGAAATCTCTGCGAACCCTTATGGGTTTACAGTTTCTTGTAGTTTTCCCATCGTCATTTATCGCAGTAATTTGAATTGTGGTGTTACCATAATCCGCCGCGCTCAAAAGAATTCTAGTAGGATATTTTCTAAAAAAAGTACCGCCAAAATTATAATGAATTGTTTTAATGGCCCAGATAATTGTTTCTCGAGACCAATTTATTGCAGTTTGATAAATATCTATTTTTGGGTCTGAGAATAAATTATTATCGTGTCTAAGAACAAACCCTCTCGGGTCTCCCCTATAAATATCCTCATTAAATATTTCTAAAGCGCTTGGCCTAAAGCTTGTTCCATTCCATGAAACAAAGGTCATGTTTTCAGAAATGCCCCACTTAACATCGCAAATTAAAAAAGTGTCATTTTCTCTATGCG